AAGCAATGAGAAAGCTAATGAACTGTATCAAGGCTTATCAGAACTAGAAGCTAAGAGAGCTGAACAGTACGAGCAACAGACAGCAGAGTATATCAAAGAACAGACTGAACTTCTAGGTACTAATGCAGAAGCACGTATCAAGAATGTTACTGATTGGGTAAATGCTAATGGTGGCGAAGGTGCAAGTGATAAACTAAACCTAATGGCAGCCGGTGCAGAAGGTCTTGCAATCATCGAGAACATTATGAAGCGTTCACAGTCAGCAGGAACACCTGCAAACGTACCTGCATCAGAAGGAATCACACTTGAAAAAGTAAATGAGATGCAATTCGCTAAAGATCAATACGGTAATCTAAAGATGGATGACCCTAAGTATGCAGCCAAAGTTAGAGAACTTAGAGCAAGCCTTCAAAGATAATTTTGTATTTAGGAATATTTTATGCTATACTCATGTGTAAGAAATATCCTAAACAGATAAACACTTTCAGACAACTCTCTCAAGAGCCTGACAAGTTTAGAAGTTTGTAGCTAAAAGCTGCGACCTCCTGAATTGTCAGGAGACAACCAAAGCCTTCAGCAATATTTCATAACTAAACTTATAAAGGCTCAACAATGTCACAGCAATTATCGACAGTACAGCTTGAAGAGTTCGATACTCAGGTCAAGCACGAATACCAAGGGATGAAATCACTACGTGAGTGTGTCACGTTCAGAAACGCAAACGGAGATACTTATGACTTCCGTGTAATGGGTAAAGGTACAGCAACAACTCGTACAGGTTCTTCAGCAGATGTAGTTCCAATGGGTATCACTCATGGTCTTAAAAAGGCACTTCTTACTGATTATGAAGCACCTGAATATACAGATATTTACGATCAAGCCGGTGTTAACTTCTCAGAGGTACAACAACTTGCTAAAACAATCGCTGGTGCAATGGGTCGTAGAGATGACCAAGCAATCATCGATGCAATGTCAGCTACTACAACAACAGTTGGTGCAGGTACACAAGCACTTGANNGTAGTACATGAAGGTGGTCTTAATGACTTACTAAATGACTCTACTATCACTTCTGCTGATTACAACTCAGTACGTTTACTAATGAGTGGTGAGATTGATTCATTCATGGGCTTCAAATGGAAAGTTATCGGTTCAGGTCGTGCTGAAGGTGGTCTACCACTTACAACTACTGTACGTTCAGGTTTCGCTTTCCATAAAGCAGCAGTAGGTCATGCTGTAGGTATCGATATGAAAACACGTGTTGATTACGTTCCACATAAAGCTTCATGGTTATCTATGGGTATGTGGAAAGGTGGTTCTATCGCTATCGATGTTGAAGGTATCATCGAAGTTAAATACTTGAATTCATAAGGAGTAAAGTATGGCATTTGATAAAAAGAACTTTGGAGGGAATATTGGAGCAGGTTCAGCTTGCCCTAATATCTACTCATTCGCAGACACAGCAAGTACAAAAGCAGCTATCGCAGGTGCAGATTACTTCTTAGACCTATACACAATCCTTAACGTAGGTGACGGTATTTATTGTCAAGGCTCAGATGGCGCAATGCTATTAACAGTATTGACAAGCACTAGTGCAGGCGTAACAACAGAAGAAGCTACACTAGTTTAAAGTATATAGCCTTCTCTTAGGAGATGGTTATTATATTTTAAGGAGATAACATGGCAGGTAACGCATCAGATATAGCCTTAGCATCAAACGCAATGCTTTTACTAGGTGGTAACACTATTGCATCATTTACAGACAGTTCAACAGAGGCACAGATAGCTTCTAACCTATATGAACATTCTTATAAGTTCTTGCTATCCGGTCACAGATGGAGATTTGCAGTAAAGCAAGCTAAACTAGCAAGATTGGTTCAAGCACCTGAAGCATTATTCTCTTATCAGTTTCAGCTTCCTATCGATCTTCTTTATCTAATCAGACCTATTGACAATCAAAGGTATGAGATTTACGGTGACAAGTTCTACTCAAATGCAGAAGAGGTAACTATCGAGTACGTATGCAATATCAGCTCAGACAGAATACCTTCATACTTTGCTAAAGCTGTAGAGTACTACTTGGCATTTCAATTCGCTGTGCCTTTGACCGGTGACTTAGATAAGGCTTCTTTCTTTGAAGGACAAGCCAATAAAGCACTAATCAAAGCTAAGACATTAGATAGTTCAGCTAGACCTAATCAGACGTTTATCAACAACAGATACACAGACGTTAGGCATAATGGCGGTAACGGTTTACGCGGTTCAGGTAGCTACTAATGGGCGTAGAATACGTACAATCAAATCTTACAGCCGGTGAGTTAACACCTGTGCTTCATGCACGTACTGATATCACTAAGTACAATAACGGAGTAGGAACAGCTACGAATATGGTTATCTTGCCTCATGGTGGTATGAGACGCAGACCAGGTATGTCAAAGATACAAGATGGCATAGTAGGTGAGAACGCAAGACTAGCACCATTCGTATTCAACACTGACCAAAAGTATCTAATCGTATTCAAGTCAGGCTTCATCGATGTTATTAGAGATGGCGTAAAGGTAGCATCAAGTATCGTATCGCCTTATACTACTAACCAAGTGCTACAAGAACTAGATGTTATTCAATCTGCTGATACTATGATAATCGTACATGAAGATTACGCACCTATGCAACTACAGAGACAAGGTAGTGATACTAATTGGGCCTTATCTACAATATCATTATCAAACATACCTCAATTTAATTTCACAAACTATAAGTATCAGAATACAGGCACATCTGAAGTAGTTGATATTATTATCGGTGATGTGGTTTGGAATAATGATGGCAATTCTGTAAAAGGTGCTGATAACACAAACTACAGAGCATTGACTAATAGAACATCGGTTGATATTTCTACGGATGATTTTACAGATGTTTTAAACTGGGTAGAAGTTGGCGCAGGGAATGAAGATGTATGGAGTGCTACACGTGGATGGCCTCGCACTGCTACATTTCACCAAGGCCGTTTATTCTTTGGTGGCTCACGTGAGAAGATCAACAGCGTATGGGGTTCAGTTCCTAATGACTTCTTTAACTTTGATATTGGTACAGGAGCGGCAGACAATGCTACGTTTGACACATTGGATACAGACCAATTCAACGCTATTAACGGTATATTCTCAGGTAGACACTTGCAGTTGTTTACTTCAGGTGGTGAGTTTTATAATTCATCTAAGACTATAATACCGGAAGATAGCTCATGGAGTAGACAAACATCATACGGTGCTAAGAAAGAAAAGCCTATATCAGTTGATGGTGCTACACTATTTGTTGATAGCTCAGAACGTACTATTAGGCAATTCGTATGGTCTTTCAATGAAGATAGTTACATTTCAGTAAATGCTTCACTTATATCTTCACACATTGTAAACGACATTCAATCTATGGCAACTATACGCGGTACATCTGCAGACATTAGTGATTTTGTCTACGTGGTAAATGGTGATGGTACTGTAGCGGTTATGAACTCTATGAGACATGAAGATATCTTAGGGTGGACCAGTTGGACTACTCAAGGCTTATTCAAAGATGTTACAGTAGTTGGTAAAGAGGTTTATTTCTTAGTAGAACGCAATGCAGAAGTGTTTATAGAGAAGATTGAAGAAGGCACGTATACAGATCATAACGTATCTATTCAAGGTGTGAAGCCTACGACATTCAATGTAATACAAGGCTTTGATAATGTAATTCAGTCACCGGATAATGTAGTATGGACCGACACATCTACTGGTACAGCAGTTACTAGCATAACTACTAACTATAAAGATATGTTCGTTTCACCTTCATTCGATTTTAGAGTAGTTGCAGATTATTCTATACAGCCGGATGCTACATTTATTGTTGATGGAACAGACCTTAATCATGTAGAGATAACACGTGATGCTTACAACCTAGAAGTTGGCCTAGATTATGATGTAGAAGTAAGAACACTCCCACTAAATGTAGAGGCACAAGGTGTAGGTGCAGTTGTTAATTTACGAAAACGTGTAAATCGTGTTATACTTAACCTTAATGAAAGTCTTGGTGTTTATGTATCTCAAAACTATTTGAGTGATAGACAGTTTACAGTGGTACTAGATGAACGGCCTGAACCGTTTACGGGCGTACATGAGATATATCTATTCGGGTATACAGATAGACTTGTTGAGGTGAGTATCACACAACAAAACCCATTACCATTTATGTTACTAAACATAGATAGTGAAATTGAATTTTAAGGAGTAGTCATGGGTGGAATGATGATGTTAGGTACAGCTATGGCAGGTTCTTCAGCATTAGGAAGTATTGCAGCAGGTAAAGATCAAGAACGTGCTTATGAAGCAGAGGCCAAGATGGCAGAGATGCAAGCACAACAAGATGAGATAGGACGCAGACGAGAACTTAATGATGCTTTAGCTATGCAAGCTGTAATGTTTGCAGCTTCAGGTAGAGCAGCAGGCGAAGGTTCTGCTAAACAGATTGTTGAAACAGATATTAGACGAGCAGGCGAAGATGTAGAGATGATTCGCGCAGGTGGCAAGTCAAGAGCTTCAGGGCTTAGAGCTTCAGGTCGTATGGCTAAGATGCGTGGATATACGCAAGCATTATCAGGTGCAGGCAAAGATGCACTTAGTCTATACTCAGCAGGTGCATTTAAAGGTACGAAATAATGGCAGTTCCTAGATATCAGCAAAGACCGGTACAACTTCAAGAAGGTGCAAGCGTAGCTCATAGAGCTTCAGCACAAACAGCACAATCATTTGTGCAACGTGTAGACCAGTTTAAAGGTATGGCTATTGAAAAAGTAGCTGAGGCATCAGCTCAACAGGCAAAGATCGATGCGGAGACTGCTTTTACTGAGAAAGGCTTAAAAGCTAAACTCAATGATGATATGACTGTTTACGGTCAGACTTATACAAATGCTTTACAAGACCTGCATAAGAAAAAGTTAGCAATCGGCACAAGTAATCAGATGGACATGATATACAAAGAGAATGAAAGCAATCCTGCATCATTTGAAAAGGTATCATCTGCTTACTATAAAAGCACTTTAGAAATGTTACCTGAGCATCTAAAAGCTGATTACGCTATTGACTTTGAAGCTAATAAGGCACACTACACAGGTAAAGTTCAAGCCAATAGATTACGTATCGATAAAGAAAATGATTTAGCTGCTACAAATGAACTTACATTGCAAGCCAATAACAAAGCAACACAAGCTGCAAGGGATGGAAACTCTAATCTAGCATTATACGAGTTAGACAAGGGCGTTAAAGCTTTAGATTCTGCTTTAGAAAATAATACTATCACGCAAGATCAATATAATAAAAGCGTAAATAATCTTAAGTTTGGTGTATCAAAGTCAAACTTCAAAGGTGTTAATGATAGAAACATTGAAAGCGGTGACTTAGAAAAATCACAAACATTCATTGATGATTTTAGAGGCACTGAGATTCCTGGCATGAACGATGACCAACGTGAAGCATTAGCTGATGATATGCAACGTGATCTAAATGTGGCTATAAAACAAGCAAAATCACAAGAAGAAATGATTAAAAAAGAAGCAGGTTTTGTTGTTGATGATGCTATTAAGGTTTTAAAGACCGGCAAACTTCCTGATAATATAGCAGATGTTCAAGAAGCAATGCAGTATGCTACGCCAAAACAGCTACATGACTTTGAGATAGAGTACAAAGCAAACAGTAAGGCAACTGCAATAGGTGATATGTCTATACCCGACCAACTAGCAGTTATCACACAAGAAGAAGCACGACCTGATGCAAGCCTTGAAGACACAAAAGTATTAGCTGCAATGAAACGAAACTTAAAAGACAAGCAAGCATTAGCTAAAAAAGATATGATAACACTAGGTGCTGAAGATGGGCTATACGAGCCTACTAAATCTTTACTTCCTGGTGTAGATCAAAACATGGGAATGGCTATACTATCTGAACGTATGAAGCAAGCAACACTATCTAAAGATAACTATGGTGTACCAATGCAAGTATTTACTGAGCCTGAAGCTACACAGTGGGTTAATTGGTTGAATGATAGAGGGACTTCAATATCAGATAAGATGGAATTTATAAGATCTATTGAGTCCGGCACAAATGGTAAAGGCTATATAGCATACAAACAACTTATGAAAGATAAGAGAGCAAGTGTGTTTACAGCAGCCGGTGACTTTTACTCAGAAGGAAGGCCTAATGTATCTCAGATGCTTTTACATGGTGAGATGGTCTTAAACAGTGAGATGGGTGCGTCTATTGATAGGAAAGAGTTAACAGGTGTATTAAATGCAACATTAGACAACATATTACATAGAAACACTACAGACGATAGACACCAAGTTA